TGAATCGGAATTCCTTAAATGTTAAAGTATAGGGGGGAGTCAAAAAAACAAGCACCCCCTCTGCATCGCCGATCTCTTGATATTTTCTCCGGAGGGAATTTTTGGAAAAACAATTCTAGTCAGTTCAGCGCCATTTAAGCCATACCTCTTTGCTCAGAGTATTCTTCTATGGTATTCTCCTTTCAGTGTTCATTAACAACCTCCAATCACCTCCTAAAACTATAGCTTAAATGGCGCCGAACTGATTAGAAGTGAACACATTCTACTACAGAATTAAGTTAATATTCTTAGAAAGGAGCTCGATAGTATGCCTAAACGGGTGCCAAGAGACCCTGAACCTAGGACTGTTTCTCGTTCTAGAACTGCTTTGACTAACGAGGCAAGAGAGAATCAGATGATTTCACTTGCTATGGACGCTGCGGAAAGGCAAATGCGAGAAGGCACGGCATCTTCTCAGGTCATTGTGCATTATTTGAAACTCGGTTCTTCAAAAGAACGCCTGACAAAGGACATTCTGGAACGTCAGAGAGACCTTATCATCGCAAAAACCAAAGCGCTCGAATCTAGCGAGCGTATGGAGACGCTCTATGCCGATGCACTTAAGGCCATGCGAACGTATTCTGGTGAAAGGTCGGGTAAGGATGAGTAATCTTCGTACTTATACTGAGCTTATTCGTCTTCCATCTTTTGAAGAACGCTTCAACTACCTTAAGATAGGAGCTCGCGTTGGAGATGAGACTTTTGGATCGGAACGACTTCTGAATCAGTGGTTCTATAAGCGATCTAAGGAATGGAAAGACCTCAGAAATCATATTATTGCTAGAGACCTCGGACGAGACCTAGCATTAGAGGGTTTCGAGATCAACGGAGATACAATAGTAATACATCATATGAACCCGATAACGTCGAGCGATATTTTGGATACAAGCAGTCTATTATTAAATCCGGAATTCTTGATTACAACTGTCCATAGAACCCATAACGCCATTCATTATAGTGATGACAGCATAGTTAAGGGTTATCAATTAATTACTAGGACTAGGAATGATACTTGTCCTTGGAAACGAATCTAAGAGGTGACTCGTATGGACAATAGCATTTTGTCTTCTGTCAAGAAGGCTCTAGGTATTATGGATGCCTATAACTATTACGATCTTGACATCATTATGCATATTAACTCGGTCTTCTCTATCTTAACACAGCTCGGCGTTGGTCCAAAGAATGGTTTTACTATCCATGATGCTAACGATCTTTGGACAGACTATCTTCCGAATAGTGTGAAACTTGATATGGTGAAGACATATATGTATATGAAAGTTCGGCTTATTTTTGATCCACCCTCTAGTTCGGCAGGTATATCTGCAACAGAAACATGTATTAAAGAGCTTGAGTGGAGATTGAATGTGGCTGTTGATCCTGGAGAAGAGGAGGTCTAACATGGAGTATGTTATTGCACATACCGGAATTAAGGGCATGAAATGGGGCATTCGACGTTACCAGAATCAGGATGGGAGTCTTACTGATGAAGGCCGAAAGCGCTATGGTTTAAAAGGCAAACTATTTAGAGATCGAAACGTAGAAGAGTACAAAAAGGCTAAAGAGATGACTGACGAAGAGCTGAAACAGCGTATCGCCAGACTTCAGCTTGAGCAGCAGTATTTGACCCTTTCTAAGAAGGACGTTGACAGCGGTAAAAGTTTTGCTCGCCGGATGGCAGATTCGTTGCTGAAATCCCAGAGCGAATCTGCAAAGACAGTTAACACTGAGATTGTGAAACCGGTTGTTAAAGAGGTGACTAAAGAGCTTCTTAAGGAGGAAATCAATTCTCGGCTTGGCCGGTCGAAGAAGAAATAAGTTGGTGATCTAGTGGGCTTATCGAATACAGCGATTCCTAAATACTATGGCATGTTTCGTGACGCTGTTATTAGAGGCGAGATCCCAGTCTGTCGAGAAGTCTCTATGGAGATGAATCGCATAGACGCTCTTATAGAAGATCCTAACTATTACTATGATGAAGATGCTATAGAAGGATGGATCTCGTATTGTGAAAATGAGTTAACATTGACCGACGGTTCAGATCTGTATCTTCTTGACTCTTTCAAGTTATGGGGAGAACAAATCTTCGGTTGGTACGAGTTTGTAGAGCGAAGCGTGTTTGAACCCTATGAGAATGGGCCGGGCGGTCACTACGTTAATAGGTTGATTAAGAAGCGACTCGTTAACAAGCAATATCTCATCGTTGGTCGAGGTGCAGCAAAATCGCTATACGACTCATCGATTCAATCATATTTTGAAAATATCGATACCACAACTACTCATCAAATCACAACTGCTCCGACTATGAAGCTAGCGGAAGAAGTTATGTCTCCTATAAGAACTGCCATCACACGTTCGCGTGGACCGTTGTTCAAGTTCTTAACCGAAGGCTCTATTCAGAACACAACTGGCTCCAAGGCTAATCGAGTAAAGCTCGCCTCCACGAAGAATGGCATTGAGAATTTCTTAACTGGAAGTCTCATTGAGATTAGACCCATGTCGATCAACAAACTTCAAGGCCTTAGGTGCAAGATCGCTACGATTGACGAGTGGCTTTCTGGCGATATTCGAGAGGACGTCGTCGGTGCTATTGAGCAGGGTGCATCCAAAGTTGACGATTGGTTGATCATTGCGACTAGTTCAGAAGGTACAGTACGTAATGGTAGCGGTGATACGATCAAAATGGAGTTGATGAACATCCTTAAGGGCGAGTACATTAACCCGCATGTTTCCATCTGGTGGTATAAACTCGATTCTATCGACGAAGTCGGTATGCCAGAGATGTGGCTAAAAGCCAATCCAAATCTTGGTAAGACAGTAAGTTATGATACTTACCAGCTGGACGTAGAACGTGCGGAGAAAGCACCTGCTGCTCGTAATGACATTCTTGCGAAGCGTTTTGGGCTTCCCATGGAAGGCTTCACCTACTTCTTCACTTACGAAGAAACTGAGCTTCATCGTCCGAGACAATTCTACGATCTTCCATGCGCACTTGGTTGTGACCTTTCACAAGGTAACGACTTTTGTTCGTTCACGTTTTTATTCCCGAGGCCAGATGGTAAGTTTGGTGTTAAGACTAGAAACTATATCTCAGAACTTACTCTAATGAAGTTACCAGGAGCCATGCGATCTAAATATGAAGACTTTATCAGAGAAGGATCGTTGATCGTAATGGAAGGTAGTATCCTTGATACAATCGATATTTACGATGATCTGGATCGTCACATTACCGACTGCAATTACGATGTCAGAGCAGTTGGTTATGACCCGTACAACGCTAAAGACTTTATCGAAAGATGGTCTAGTGAAAATGGACCATTTGGTATTGAGAAAGTTATTCAGGGTGTTCGTACTGAATCTGTTCCTCTTGGCGAACTTAAGAATCTTGCTGAATCTAGACTCCTTCTCTTTGACGAAGAGATCATGAAGTTTACGATGGGTAATTGCATAACAATTGAAGATACGAATGGAAACCGTAAGTTGCTTAAACGTAGATACGAAGCAAAAATTGACGCTGTTGCTGCGTTAATGGACGCTTTCATTGCTTACAAAATGAATAAAGATGCTTTTGAATGAGAGAAGGTGAATAAATGTGGGTCTACGCAGCTTCTGAATATACCAATGATTACCTGGCGCACTATGGTATCAAAGGCATGCGATGGGGCGTACGAAGATTTCAGTATGCGGATGGTACCTATACGCCCGCAGGAATGAAACGTTATGACATAGGTGTTAGTGATCGATATGGTCGAGCCGAAAAAGCTATGAAGTTGGCTGCTCTTCGTGTTGATGACTTACAGAAAACTGCTCGAACTGTGGTGACTGGTAGGCAATATGTTGACGGCTACATAAAGAAGGGGACGACCTTCTCTAGAGTGCAGACGGCAAACGAGTTTGAAAATCACGCCTTCTATGCTACCTATAAGAAGCAGGATGTTGATAAATATTTAGGTCTGTTTGGTAACAATCTCACTAAGCGAGCTAACGCCGCTGCTAGAGCTGCTGAAAAGAAGGCAAAGCAAAGTGGGGATGAAGAAGATCTGTTTGCCGCTAAAGAGGCTAGAGAGTATGCTGATAACTTGAAAGTTTATCAGGTTAAGATTCGGGCAACTAAGAAGTTAAAAGTTCCTTCTGATGAAAACGCAGGACACATTGTGTCTAATCTTTTGAAAGAACGTGAATTTAGGGAGAACTTCCAAGCCTCCATTGATGATAGCAAAAGTAAAATGAAGCGTCCAAGTCAGCAAGTTCTTTTTAAGAATGCTGATCGAGCTTTACGAAAAGACCCGAGTCGTCTTACAGCTACTGACAAAGTCAATCTATATAAAGCTTTGAACTTGTCGCTAACAAACCATAACGAAGCTGAAATTGCTGCTCAAGAGCGTTTCTATTCGGAGCTTAAGAAGAAGGGTTATAATGCGCTTCTCGATTATAACGATAAAGACTTTTCTAGCTATCATGCGCAGCGACCGATGATTGTCTTCGACATCGCGTCGGTTAAACTTCAGGCTATTAGTGAAGCAGACCCAAAACTCGTCGATTCGTTGTACAAGAAATACAACGCTGAAAGAATTGCGAAAGAGATCCCCGCGAACACGAAGGCCTTTGTTAATGCTGTTAGAAGTGTTAGAGCCTCTGAGTATAGTGATTATGTAAAGAAACGTACCAGAGATTACTATAGATAAGAAAGTGAGGGACCAAATTGGCTTTAAGTTTTGGATCCAGAATAAAGTCCGCTTGGAATGCTTTCTTATCTAAAGAAACTTACCAGAAGAACTATGGTGGCGGATCTTATTATCGGCCTGATCGCCCCAGACTTACTAGAGGTAACGAGCGTTCAATTGTAACCCCTATTTACAATCGGATTTCGCTAGATGTCGCCGCTCTTAAGTACAATCATGCTAGGTTGGACGAGAACGGACGTTATATAGAAAACATTGCTTCTAGATTAAATGAATGCTTGACCCTCCAAGCTAACATAGATCAAACGGCTCGTGCTTTCATTCAGGATATTGCATTGTCTATGATGGATGAGGGCGTTGTGGCAGTAGTACCATATCTAACGACAGAAAATCCTTATGTAACTTCGTCGTATGACATTATTGCGATGCGCACTGCACAAATTGTTGAGTGGTATCCGAGGCACATTCGTGTTAGGATGTACAATGATCAAAATGGAGAAAAAGAAGAGATGACACTCCCTAAGGAGCTTGTTGCAATCGTCGAGAATCCATTTTATGCGGTCATGAATGAACCTAACTCGACAGTTCAAAGACTTCTCCGGAAGCTTACCTTGTTGGACGTCGTTGATGAACAGACTAATTCCAATAAGCTGAACATGATCATTCAGCTTCCGTACGTTATTAAGACAGATGCTAGACGTCAGCAGGCTGAGAAACGTCGCCAAGACATCGAAGATCAGCTTGAGAACTCGAAGTATGGTATTGCATATACCGATGGTACCGAGAAGATCACGCAATTGAATCGGTCTCTCGAGAACAACCTCCTGAGTCAGATTGAGTATCTTACTAAACTTATGTTTAGTCAACTTGGCGTTACTCAGGAGATACTCGATGGCACTGCCGATGAGAAAGCACTTCTTAATTATAACAATCGAATTGTAGAGCCAATAGCGGCTGCTATTGTCGATGCTATGAAAATTAGTTTCCTTACCAGAACGGCGAGGAGTCAACGACAAACGATCATGTATTTCAGCGACCCGTTCCGCCTTGTTCCGGTTACGGAAGTTGCTGAAATGGCTGATAAATTTACTCGAAATGAGATCATGACCTCTAACGAGTTTAGACAGGTTGTCGGTCTCAAACCTTCCGATGACCCCAGCGCTGATGAGTTGAGAAACAAGAACCTGAGCCAACCGAAAGAGAACAATCAACCTTCCGGAAGTGAGGACACCGAAGTTCCGGCTGTTTCTCCAGGCCAAGAGTTTGTTGATCAGATAAGAAGTGCTGGTCGGAATCGACAATAAGGAGGAATGCCTAGCATGACAAAATATGATTTCGCTGGTTGGGCAACCCGAAATGACATCAGATGCACTGACGGAAGAACAATTAGACATAATGCTTTTGTCGGTAATGATGGCGAAAGAGTTCCTCTCGTTTGGAACCACCAGCATGATAGTCCTTTTAATTATCTCGGTCACGCCGATCTTGAAAACAGAGATGAGGGTGTCTATGCTTACTGCTCGTTCAATGAGAGCGAATCTGGTAAGCAGGCTAGAGAGCTTGTTGAGCATGGCGACATTCGCGCGCTCTCGATTTTTGCGACTCATCTTCGTCAGTCTGGCGGGGATGTTCTTCACGGCGACATTAAGGAAGTTAGTCTTGTTACCGCTGGTGCTAATCCGGCTGCGTTCATCCAGAACGTTATTAAACATGGCGAAGCTTGTGATGACGAAGCCGTTCTTTACACCGCGGGCGAATTCATGATTGAACTTAAACACGGTGACGATAATGAAAACGTAGAGGAGAATACTGACATGAAAGACGAAGCGTATAATCTCACTCATGCAGATAGCGAAGAGGCTCTTGCTGACAACGCATCTGAATCTAACAGTGACGGCGAAACTATTGGCGATATTCTGAACACTCTTAATGAGAAGCAGCTTAACGCCGTTTACGCAATTGTCGGCCAGGCGTTGGAAGATGGAGCTTCTAACTCTGCTCCGGCTGAAACTGATCAAAATGGTAAAGGAGAAAACGAAGTGAAGCACAATCTGTTTGACAATACTAAGGAAGAGCGCGAGGATGTTCTGCAGCACGCCGATATGGACGCCATCCTGGCTGATGGTAAGCGCTACGGCAGTCTGAAGGAGAGTGTCCTCGCTCACGGCATTTCTGACATTGACTATCTGTTCCCCGAGCCCAAGAACCAGAATGTTCCTCCTGAGTTCCTGACTCGGAAGATGGACTGGGTGTCTACCGTCATGAATGGTGTTCACCACACCCCGTTCTCCCGTATCAAGAGCATGTTTGCTGACCTGACTGCCGACGAAGCTCGTGCTAAGGGTTACATTAAGGGTAAGCTCAAGAAGGAGCAGGTCTTCACTCTGCTGAAGCGCTCCACCACCCCGACGACCATCTACAAGAAGCAGAAGCTTGATCGTGATGATATCATCGACATCACTGATTTCGACGTTGTCTCCTGGCTGAAGACCGAGATGCGCTTCATGCTGGACGAGGAAATTGCTCGTGCTATCCTGGTTGGCGATGGCCGCGACGGCTCTTCCGACGACAAGATCAA